CAGATCGGCGGGGTCCATCTCGGTGATTTCCTGCGTGGTCAGCGCCGGGGTGGTGACGCGCGGCAGCACGGTGATCATGGCGTTGACGTCCATGTCCATCAGCGCCTGCAGGCGGGTGCCGCGCAGCGCGCCGGACTGCGGCTTGCGCACGACGATGCTTTTGATTTCGGTCTTGCCGCGCAGAATCGGCGTATCAAGCTCAACGGTTTTTTCAGTGGTTTTGTCGGTCATGGTTATGGCTCGCTAAAAGGGTTAAAGGCGGCAGGGTCTCCCCTGCCGGTTTATTGGTTAAGTTAAAGGCCCAGCGCGTTACGGTGCGCTTCCATCAGGTCCGTGCCGTCTACAATGTGAATCATGTTCACCAGGTCAATCTCGTAGAGCACTTCGCCGTTAATGGTCAGCTTGGCGTAGCTGTTGGTGCCGGACACCTTGGTGGTGCTGGATTCGCCGGTCTTCCACTCGCCGGAGTCCAGCTCCTTGTGGCGGCCACGTACGACCAGCTCCACCGCCTGCACTTCGCCGGTGTCGTCGCGCTGAATGGAGCCGGTAAAGCGCAGCTGCACGCCGTCCACGGTCAGGGTGCCCATCTGCTTGAACAACTTCGCCTCAACGCCGCCGCAGGTGAATTCCGTATCCAGCGCGCCGTCGTCCAGGCCCATGTCGATGTCCACCGCACCGGCCATGCCGCCGCCGCGATACTTCTCGAACTTGCGGGTGACTTTCGGCAGCGTCACGGACTCGATCAGCCCCTGCCAGTTGTCGCCTGCGTTGAACAGGTTGAGGTGCTTGAGCTTGCGGGGTAATGCCATGATTCAGTCTCCTTATGCGCTGACGCGGCTGGCGAAATCGACCAGATACTGATCGGAGATGCGCTGGCGCAGCAGCAGGTTTTCCAGCGGTGGCACCGGCGTGTAGTCGTAGTCGATCAACAGCTTGCCCGCCTTGAGCGTGTCCTTGTCGTTCACGCTCTCGTCCAGCCAGCAGTCCGCGCCGATGAGGTAGCCCTGACTCACGAGGCTGCGAAGCTTCGCGCGAATGCCCTCGATAATGTCGCGGGCCAGCGACGGGTTCAGCGCGCCGTCCACCGCCCACATGTGCGCCTCGGCCATGGTGTCAGCCAGTACCTGCGCCGTGCGGGTGTAGCACTCAAACGCAAACAGCGGGTCGTCGCTGAGGCAGCGCGAACCCCAGAAGCGGAAGCCGTCTTTGCGAATCAGCGTGGTGATATCGTTCTGGTTCAGCAGGCCGGAATCGGTGACCGGATCCTGCAGGTCCCAGAACACGTCTTTGGAAATGCCGGTCACGCCGTTCACGCCGACGTTTGACAGGGATTTATGCCAGCCGGTTTGCTCGTCGATTTTGGCGCGCAGGCCGAGCGCGCGGGCGGTGGCGAAGGCCGTCGCGTCCGCCTTCAGCACGGTGTCAAAGTTGATGAAGTCCGGCCAGATGAGCATGCCCTCGCGCTGGCTGAAGTTCGCGCGGTAGGCAATCGCCTCTTCCACGCTCTGACAGCCGTACGCCGACAGGTAGGCAAAGCCGCGCAGGCTCTGCGCCACGCTCAGCAGCTCGGTAGCCACAGCCTGCGTATCGTGACCGGGCACGCCGAGAATGCGGGGCTTCACGCCGCACACCGCCTGCGCGGCCAGCAGCGCCTTCATGCCGGTGCGCTGGCCGTTACTGACGCCGCCGATGATATTGGAGGTGGTTTCAGCTTCGGTTTCGCCCTGCGGCACGCGCACGACGACGGTGACGGGTTTGGCCTGGTCAGCGATAGCGTCCAGCGAGCGCGCCAGCGTGCCGGACTCGCCCGCCTTGCCGCTCGCGGTGAGGACGTCGGTCAGCAGTACCGGACGGTTAAGCGGGAACGTGGCCGCGTCGGCGTCATCGCCGGTGCAGACCATGCCTACAATCGCCGTGCTGATGGTGGTGATGGTTCGGGTGCCCTCGTTGATTTCCTCAACGCGCACGCCGTGGTGATAATCCTGTGCCATATGGCGGTTCTCCTGTGAAGGGGTTCCGCTATGGTCGGCGCTATGTCACTTCGGGGCACTGATTTGCTGTTGTATGGGCAATGACACAACGGACGAGCGCAGCGCCCGTTGCTCTGAGGCGGGAATGTAGCGGTATAGCGTTTTAACCGATACGCCGATCACCAGTGAGACCTGGAGAAGCGTGGCCCCCTGCGCCAGCATTCGCCGGGCGCGCTCCGTGATTTCCGGCGTCATCAGTCGTCGCCTGCCACCAATGCGACCTTTCTCGCGGGCGGCTGCCAGACCGGCGCGGGTTCGCTCCACAATCAGCTCACGCTCCATTTCGGCAAGCGCGCCCATAACGTGGAAAAAGAATCGCCCCATCGGCGTGCTGGTATCAATGCTGTCCGTCAGGCTGCGAAAGTTTACGCCTCGCTCGCGCAGCTCCTCGGTCAGCATAACCAGATGCTGCATACTGCGCCCCAACCGGTCCAGCTTCCAAACGACGAGCGTGTCACCCCGTCCGAGTGCGCGGAGTGCTTTTTTTAGCCCCGGCCTGTCGCGGGATTTGCCGCTTATTTTATCTTCTAAAATCAGGTCGCAATTTGCGCTCATCAGCGCGTTACGCTGTAAATCCGTATTCTGCTCACTTGTTGATACCCTGATATAGCCAATCAGCATGGACTCACCCCGTTAAAAGCCGCGAAGTGTGCCAGCAGGAAACTAATCAGAGCCACATTTATCTTTCTCAAAAACCTTGGTTTAGGCGAAGCTGCGAAACGGGGCGTAGGTGCAGGAGTAAACCAGCTACCGGATATGAGCATGTTTACTATGTATGGCACGTTAAACGTTTTTTCAGCCATTAATATTGCGGGTAAAAAACGAGTAATGGAGGGCTCGGCCACCGTCTCAATGAGCAATGGCGTTGGAACATTTACCCTTCCTTTAGCATTTGCAGCGGAGGGTTTTACTTTCATAGCTCAGGATATAGGACAGGGCGTATATACCCTTTCCTGCCAGCCTTACAACACTAATAAAGTGACGATGTACGGGAAATCTGCAGGTGTGGATGCTAATGGCGTCATTTACTTTAAATTCTTAGCGATGGGGTCTATCTGATATGTTCTATTCAAATGAATCAGGATTTACCATCCAACAAGTGCATGAAGACCAGAAAGAAATCCCAGATTCATACTGGGAAGAGATGGTTATTGGGCAGGCTCAGGGGAAAGTTATCAGTACGGATCAGCAAGGTTTGCCGTATCTGGCTGATCCTCCACCGTTAACAAATGAGCAACTGGCTCTTATTGCTGAGGCAACAAAGGCTAATTTGATGGCAGAAGCGACTAGAGTTATAGCTCCATTAGAAGATGCCCAGAAGTACGCAATGGCAACGGCTGAAGAATTATCAAGTTTAGAGGCGTGGCAGAAATACAGGGTCATGCTCTTTCGGGTAAATATCTCTTCAGCACCCGATATTGAATGGCCAATCACTCCGAAAACATAACGCTTCAGCGGTGCTCAGGGAAAAATTTAAAGCCTGGTGAACACAGCCATTTCTATTAGTGAGAATAAGTATTATCTGTAGCAGTTAGCATGAACACTATTAAGGATAATAACCGGCCTCATCGCTCGAAAAATTTAATGGCGCGTCATTATCCGTAATGTATACATGCAAAAAATCTGGATATGTCACGGTAATTTTTCCTTTAGCAAATTCGAATCCCGATGCTCCCCAGATGATAGCCCGTCGCAGGAATTCCTCTGCGGCGGGAGATACCTCAACTGAATCCTGCGGCTTTTCAATCGCCTTTAAAAAAAAGCCCATCTCTGTCGGACTGAAATAAAGATTCGCCATATCAATACCCCGTAGATTCAAAGTGAATGGTAGGAGCCTCACCAGGAATGTTTGTCGTATAAGCAACGGTGAAGCGCGTTTTTGAAACATCGTTGCCGGTATCAGTATCTCTGTGAACGGCTACGGACCTGCCAGCCATCGATCCCTGCGTTGTATAGGAAGGACTGGCGAGCGTCGCGAGCGTAGACACCTGCGCACCCGGATACTGCCTTGGAAAAGCAACGCGATAATAGTGAGTGTAAAAATCCACGCCACCGATGGTCTGTTTATTGAAGCTGCCGACAGGTGCCAGCGTGACGGTGCCAAACTGCCTGATCATGCCATTGGGCAGCATTGACCAGCCGTTCTGCCCATTGCGTGAATAGCCGAAGGCGGACATATCAGGCAGTTGCTTATCACCGGTCCCGACATCGCGTTTTGCTGCTTCGCCTAAACCAAGGTTTTTGAGAAACGCTGATACGTCTGCAATGTCCGCGCCGTTCCTGGCGATGTCCATTTTTCCAGCCAGCTTATTAAGCACAGTCGTGGAGAAATTCGCGTCACCGCCCAGCGCGTCGGCCAGTTCTTTGAGGGTGTCCAGTGCCGCAGGTGCGCCGCCAGCCAGCGCGGCCAGTGCGGCCTGCACAAAGGCGGTGTTTGCCAGCTGCGTGGAGTTATTCCCCGCCGCCGCCGTCGGTGCTTTGGGTGCACCGGTAAACGTCGGGCTGGCTTTGGGCGCGTACTGTGTATGCGGGTCTGCTGCTTTGATATGTGCATCCATCAGGCCGTCGGCGTACTGGCGCACCTCCAGCGCCTTATCATCGGCATACTGCCGGGTCGCCAGCACCACCGACGGGTCGATTTTGAGCGTCACCGCGCTGGTGCTGTTCACGATGATAATCATGCGCACCGTCTGCGTGCGTCCGCTGCCCTCGGCCAGCTGCGGCTTGTAGGTCTCGGCGCAGTTAGCCACGGCAATCATCACGCCGTCGGCGTCAAACAGACCGATTTCACGGATCCAAAAACCGCCCTCGCCTTCCGGGATAATCTGCTCGGCAATAATCTGGCTGCCGTTGGCGGCGTCAATCGTCAGCGAGTTAAGCGACGCGCGACGCTTCTCGCCGATGAGCTTCGTCTGTGCCGGGTCAGGAGTGGGCAGCGCGCCGCCGCCATCGCCTACCGCCATCTGCGTGATGTTCACTTTCGTGCCGAGCGCGGCAGCGTTGGCAAGCTTAGCCGCGCCCTGATTGGTCAGCAGGGCAAAATATTTTGTCGTCATGCGCTCACTTCCGTCAGGTCGATAAGATGCACCGTCGCGCCGTAATACACCGGCCCGCCGACGCTGATAAGTTCAGGGGTATAGGGATAAACGGTCAGCTCGTCGCCGCTGTAGCTGGCAACGGCCACCGGCACCGTGCCGTTTGCGTCCAGGGTGATTGAAAGCCCGATGAGATGGCGGCTGCACGGCTTGGCGTCCGCAATCACGCGTTCCAGCTCGTGATACATTTCCTCGGTGATGCCGGTATCCAGCACGCCGACGTCCAGCCGGAACGTGCCCGGCGCGTCATTGGTTTTCCACCACTCAATCACGCGGATGAGATAGCCCAGCGGCTCCACCACGCGCCGGATCGCGCTGGCGGTGCCCTTGTGCTGATGGATATAAAACGCGTCCTTCACCACCTTGCGCTTCACGCTTTCCGGCCAGCTTTCGTCCCAGCGGTCCACCGAAAACGCCCAGGCCAGATAGGGCAGAAAATTCACCGGGCAGGTGTCCGGGTTCCACAGGTCGCGCAGCGGCACGTTCAGCCCGGAAATCCCGCTGCACGCCTGCGCCAGACGGCGCTCCAGCGCGGATGAGCCGGGCGGCAGCAGGCTGTTACTCATGCCAGCACCTCGTCGTCCGCCACGCTGATGTCCGTTCCGGTGCAGTTGCCCGCCTGCGTGCGGTCCATGATGATGTCTTCTGCGGGTTCAGTGATTTCCACCCAGTCCACACCGGCCACGCGCAGCACCGCGCCGTACGACTCGCGGCGCACGCTGCGCCCCAGCTTTTTCTGTTCGATAAGGTAGGCGGCGAGCCGCTCGTTTGCCGCCTCAAGACAGGGCGCGGCGGCCACGCCGTCGAACAGGTGCAGCTTTGCCTGCACGCGGTAGTCGTTGATGGTTGCAGGCTGCACGGACACGCGGTCCGCCACCGGGCGCACGCTTTCGTCATTCAGCGCTTTGTCCACTGTATTCAGTAAATCAGCGGCTGCCGTGCCGTTACCTTCCCGGCTTAGCACGGTAATTAATACAGTCGCCGGTGACGGGCTGATGGCGGACACGTCCTGCACCCGTCCGTCCGCGCTACGTGCGTGAAACTCGTAGGCCGCCGTCGGACCGGCAACCGATAAGCCCTCAAACGCTTCCGGCACGCGTACGCGCAGCGCGTCGTCCGATTCCATCACCGCCTCAACGGGCGGCACGGCGTCCGGGTTGGCCGGAGTGATGGTCAGGCGCTCAACGTTACTGCGCGCGGCCAGCTGATCGAGGTCGCTACCGAGCGCGTAAGCCACCATGACGGCCTGCGCCGCCTCGTTGATGCGCTGGCGCAGCAGAATTTCGCGGTAAACGCTTTCCTGTAAGCACTTCACAATCGGATCGGACTCCAGCGCCAGCACGCGGCGCATGGCGGCCTGTTCGTCCTCCGGATAGAGCGCAATCAGCGCCTCCTTACGTTCGGCCAGCAGCGTTTCAAAGTCCGGCACCTCGATCACTTCCGGTGCGGGCAGCTGCGAAAGATCAATTACTGCCACTGTTCACCCCCGTAGGCACTGACATTGCGAGCGGTGAGCCGTCGGCGCGCTGGCCGTTCAGCTCAACCACCATGGAGCCATCAAAGGCGCTGGTTATGCCTAAAGAACTGAGGCGGATACGCGGCTCCCAGCGGCTCAGCGCCGTGTACGCAGCCGCCATTACCTGAAGGCGCACTACATCGTTCTGCGGCTGGTCAATCAGCACCGAAAGCAGCGAGCCGTATTCACGACGCCCGATGCGACTGCCTTCCGGGGTGATCAGGATGTCGCGTACGCTCTGGCGAATATGCTCGGTGTCGGTGACGGCTTCGCCGGTGTCGCGGTTCATGCCGAGATACATCATTGCGGGCCTCCTGATGTGTCGCCGCCAGACTTCACGCCGCCGTGTTTGTGCTTATCAGCAATCACGCCGTTTGAACTCATATCGCCGCCGCCCTGCGTCACGGCGCCGTTCATCACGGTTTCGCTATTGATGAGCATCTGACTTGCATCAACGCCCAACTGGTCGGTGATCAGCTGAATGCCGTCGGCGGCTTCAATGCGCACGCTTTTGATGTTTTTAATCAGCAGCTGGCCGGTGTCCGGCTCGTACTGGAACCAGCCGCCGTCGTTGAACACGGTGGTGCTGCCGTTCTCTGAATAATCGGGCGGCGGGAAGGCATCGGAATAAATGGCCGGCAGCGCGAAGGCAGTTTCGAGATTGCCGCCGAGGCTCAGCAGCACAACCTGCTCGCCGATGGAGGGTTGCCACCACGTGCGGGTATTACCGGCTCGAAAGGTGAGCCAGTTAATCCAGTTGGTTTCAAGGTCGCCCGTTTTCACCCGGCACAGCCAGTTAACCGTATCCACCTCGGACACGGTGCCGGTGCGGATCAAATTGGTGATAAGGCGCATGATTTCGGTTAGTTTTTCGTTCATTCATACAGCATGCTTTCATTTTTGACCAAATGAACGCCCATGCTATTGTGCTATTTACTACACAATGCCGCTAAGGACTGCACGAACATGAAAACTAAAAATGTCACAAAAAATATTCATAAAAGTCAGAAGCTTTGGCGGTATATGACACTGGACCGATTGATTAACTTACTAGACACTAAAAAGCTTTTTTTTACTCCTACTAAATTTTATGCTTCTACAGATCCTTTTGAGGGCCTAATACCTAAATCTGCTCTTGATGCAATTGCGGGGGTGCTCAGTAAATCACAGAGTGAAATGATTGAAAGTATTGATAAAGTGAGAAATCATGCGTTATTAAACAGCCCTTTCTCAGATGAAATAAAATCTGTGGCAGCGTCCAGATTCGATGAAATAAGAGAACAAGCTAAATCTCACACATTAAAAATGGAGAGTATATATTTTAACATCATGAGTTGTGTTGTTGTGAATTGCTGGCATACAAATAATTCCGAGTCAGAAGCAATGTGGAAATTATATTCTGATTCTCACAAGGGAATTGCTATACAAACGACTGCGGAATCTCTTATTGAATCTGTAATCGATCCAAAGGCGGACCGCATGTTCTTTAGTGAAATAAAATATATCGACTTCGATTCTCCTGATATAAAGCCCGGAGACTGTGTTGTAAATGGTAATATTGGACCTTTACTTAAAAGGACTGCCTTCCAGCATGAGAATGAGGCAAGACTGTACTTCTTACCAGAAAAACAATACACCAATGTGGAAGAGGCCGAGCCATCGCCCGAATTAATTGACGTTGATGTTAATAAGTTAATCCATAAAGTTTTCATTTCCCCATACGCATCTGAACCTTTTCCCAGCAGTGTTAGATGCGTTTTAAAGATGTTTGGGATACCTGAAGAAAAAATTATAACATCAAGCCTACTCACGCCGGGTAATCACCTAACAAGGATGTTTTAAGATTTATATGGCTTATGGATTCTGTTTTTTCCCCAACTTACAGAATTAGTCATTCAATAAGCCAGTTTAATAGTGTTTCCCGCACCGACCTCTCAACATCGTTATTCACGCCCAGCAATGGGCGCTCCGCATATTTCACTTCTGTGCCGCGCCGGTTTACCCGGTCCCGCAGTCCGTAATGGTGGACGCGGACCAGCTTCTGCACGCCAGGCACAAACGCAATTTCTGCCATATTTGCGTTTGCTTGCGCTTTGAGGTACTTCGTCGTTTTCAGCTTCGCAAACATCTTGCGGCGTATACGGCCCGGCTTGGTTCGCGCAGAGACGCGTCGCGGTTCCCATGCCGTGCCGTCCGGGCTGCGCTGCAGCGTGATGTTGTTCTGCTGAATGCGCCGCACGTCTCGCGCCACTTCACGCAGCATCTTTGTGCGCATCGACGGTTCAAGCTGCGACAGCAGCGCACCCAGCCACGCCTCAAGGTCAAGCAACTCAGCCACGGCGCACCGTCCAGCCTTCATCAGCATCATCCGGTGCTTCCGGCTCCGGCACCGCCTCAACCGACATCACGCCGTCCACTTCCTTCGCGATCACTCGCTCCGTCAGCTTCAGGTTCATGCTGATGTCGCAGCGGTCATTGCCCAGAATATCCGCCTCAAAGGTGAAAAGCCGCTCACGCTCGGTGGCGTTCTGCAGGGCGTCAGGCTGATTGACGCCGAGCCAGAATAAAACGGGCGCCATCAGCAGATTCTGATCGCCGGTGAAGTCCGTTACCACCACGTTCAGGGTGTAGCGGTACTCCCATGAAATCGACGTGGCGGAGGTGGCAACCACCGCGCCATTGTCCACGAACAGGTGCAGGCGATCCGGGTTGTCGGCCACGTAGGGCACGGCTTTATTCAGGGCGTTTCGCAAGGATTGCGGCTTGTTCATCGTCTTTATCCTGACAGCTGATGATGGTGTCTACCTTGTCGGCGCAGGCCGCCCATGCGGCTTCGGTGTCGTCCAGCAGCGCCAGCATGTCGCCGTTACGGCGCGGCGCGGCTTCGTCCAGGCGGCACGGAGTGATTCGCGGACAGCCACTCACGGTAAGACTGACCTCCGGTGAGGGGCGGACGCTGGCGCAGCCGGATAACAGGATCAGGCAAAGGGGCATCAGCCCAGCGGCGAAGCTCGTCATTTTCACGTTTAAGTTCCTCAATGGTGCGCTGCCGGTCACGCAGTAGCGTGCCGTTCTGCTCGGCGGCGGCGTACAGCTGCGTCTGCGCCCGGCTGCTGGTCTGCGTCAGAATGTTGAGGGCAATCAGCTGGCCGTTTTTCTGCGACAGCTTTTTGCCCTGCGCGGCTAAGTCCTTCACCTGCGCGTCGATTTTGTTGTGGGCGGCGCTGAGTCGCCACGACTGCACGCCAAGCGCGGCAATCAGAACGAGCGCCAGCGCCGCCAGCGCGCGCATCATGCTGTTACTCCTTTTAAGCACCATGCCAGCTCACGCTGTCGACGGTTATCCAGCCCCTGATTGAATAAGCCCTTCACGTACACCCAGCGCGGCAGCTGATAGCAGGCATCGCGCCAGCGCTCCTTTTTGATAAGCGCCACCATGGTTGAGCCGCAGGCGTTGCCGGTGCCGACGTTAAACGCCAGCGACACCAGCGCGTCGTAGACCGGCTGCGGCATAGAAACCGCAGCGCAGCGCGCCAGTGCCGCCTCAACGCGTAACACGTTGGTGATGAAGTTGCCCGCCGCCTGCCGCTCGGTGATGGTCCGGCCCGGTACCACGCCGACGGTGTTGCCTATGCCGTCGGTCCATTTTCCCGCGTCGCACAGATACGGCTTCAGGCGGCAGCCCTCATAATCGGCGATCAGCTTCAGCCCCTCGACGGAGGTGTGCAGCTGCTGGAAACCCGGCATCGTCGCGGCGATAGCCAGCACCATGCCGACGGTGCAGCGCTTAACGGTTTGCAGATTCATATTCCTCCCGCGTGATGCGCCCGGCGGCCAGCAGCTGATAGGTTTTGCGCTTG